AACTAGCTGAAGATACATCCCAAGCTGTGCTTAGATCATACTCATTGACATCATCTCCAGTAGACCCAGTAACGTACATCTTAGTGCCATCGGGTTTGAAGAAGATACCTTGTGGAGTTGCTTCTTGAGCAGCAACACTGAAGTACCCTTCAGTGGGAAAATCAAAGCTGGCAGCGCTTACGTCCCAAGCTGTGCTTAGGGTGTAGGAAAAGACTGCGTCTCCAGCATACCCAATAACATACATCTTTAAGCCATCGGGTTTGAAGAAGATGCTTTGTGGAGCTGCTTCTTGAGCAGCAACACTGAAGTTCTGTAAGTAAGTTGCAGAAGAAACATCCCAAGCTGTGCTTAGGTCGTACTCATTGACATCATCTCCACTAGTCCCAATAACGTACATTTTTGTCCCATCGGGTTTGAAGAAGATGCCGGTTGGACCTGTTTCTTGAGCAGCAACACTGAAGTTCTGAAGGTAAGATGCTGAAGTTACATCCCAAGCCGTGCTTAGGTCGTACTCATTTACGTCGTCTCCAATATTCCCAAGAACATACATCTTTGTGCCATCAGGTTTGAAGAAGATGCCTTGTGGAGTTTCTTCTTGAGCGGAAACACTAAAGTTCTGTAAGTAAGTTGCAGAAGAAACATCCCAAGCTGTACTTAGGGTGTAGGAAAAGACTGCGTCTCCAGTAGTCCCAATAACGTACATCTTAGTGCCATCAGGTTTGAAGAAGATGCCGGATGGATTTGCTTCTTGAGCAGCAACACTGAAGTTCTGTAAGTAAGTTGCAGAAGAAACATCCCAAGCCGTGCTTAGGTCGTATTCGTTTACATCGTCTCCAGTAGTCCCAATAACATACATCTTTGTGCCGTCAGGTTTGAAGAAGATACCGGTTGGAACTGTTTCTTGGGCAGCAACACTGAACGCCCCATAAGCAGGTGGCTCTGCATTAGCTAGGTCATAGCCGTCATCAATAAATTCACCATTGAGCTCAAGCGTAAATCCGAGGGCAGTACCCGTCGTAGGGGGGTTGCTAAACACAAACGTAGTTTCAGCCGTAGGGGTGTAGCTAAACACGTTACCAGAAGTCAGGTCAAGAGTTGTGCCTGTGATCGTTCCAACCGCTTCCACCAAGCTGCCGCCCAGCTGCAAGCCGTTCTTGATACGAAAATCTTTGTCGTTAGCCATAGGTTCACTCTCCCCTAGTTAGGCTGGTTATAGCACGATCGCCTTTACCGTGTAGTTGGTCGATGTAGAAGAAGCTGCAGTGACAACGATACGGAAGTTCCCACCGGATACATCTACGTCATAACTTGCCAAAGAAGCCGTACCCGTATTTACGACGGCATACTCAGTCGCATAGGCCGTGGCCCCCTTCCAAGTAACGAGCAGCTCGCTTACCGTGCGGTCTGTGCCGTTGTCAGCCACAACAACAATCTTAGCTGCGTTATACGCGGTTGTGGCGTAGGTAGCGATGACTGTAGACGCAGTGCTAGACGTAGTGGCAGTCTGGCTGTCGGAAAACCCTATGGCACTCTGTAGATCATCCGCCGCTACCGACACATACACCACAGCAGCGCCTGTGAGGCTCAATAGAGCGCCTGTCGAGCTTTCCCCTAACGTGCGTGACAACGTAGTCCCAGTGGCCGTATAGGTGCCCGAACCAATCTCCCAAGATACGCCGTCCTCAATGACGTAGCGAACCACATCAGCGTCAACCACGCCAGCATCAGCAAAGGTCTGGTAGCCACTCTCAGCAGCGCCAAGCGTGATTGTACCAGTGCCAGTCGTGGCGGTAGCAACTTTGGCTCTGTTTACGAGAGTGACCATTTTTATGTCCTTACGCGATGCGGAGGATAGCGTTCGATGCGTCCGCTACCGGGAACTGGATGGTGAAGTCGCCGTCAGTAGAGGTCTTGTCAGCCCCAAAATCAAGGATCGCAATAGCTCGATTGGCCTTAGATGCGTTGTATAGCATCGCACCGCGCGCAGTGATCGTCGAAGACGCCCACGTAGTATTGTCAAAGTCCACAATCGCGGTTGTACCGCTGGAGCTAATCGTTGCCCCAGTTAGGGTGTTGCCCCCAGCGGTGTACCCGGTACCGGCAACCTCATTTGTTGTAGCATACGCTGTAGTCGTCGCCCCGAGGGTCGCCGAGCTAGTAAACAGCGCAATTTTAATCGTGTCAGTGTCGAGGTCGTGCACGCCGCCAAGAAGCTCAGTCTTGAAACTTGTGCACATCGCTTGTGTGATAGCCATGTCTTATCTCCTTAGCTCACGGCAGTGCGTACTTGGCCAGAACGGTATGTGTCCTGACGCATTTTGCCATCCCCGAGATTCTTGAGCAGCCCGATCGCAAGCACATACAGTTGATTGTACATGTTGACGACGTCCTGCTCGCCTTTCAAGAAGCGGATAGCTTCAACCAGCGCACCGTTTAGTAGCGCTGAATCAAACTCGTTCCCTAGCCACGTCGTACCTGCGGTAACGATGGACTCCGGGTAGTATCCGTAATGCAGTTCTACGGTGTAGTCCGCATTGGGTGTAGGGCCCAAAATAAATGCGTTACCGTCAAAAAACGCGTAGTGTTTGGGTACGCCAATACCCCCCGGCGCAGGGTAGGCTTCCCGGATAAAATTTACGTCCTTGTTAAGCAAGTACGAATAATTACCGGACTCCTCTACAACCGCCATACTGAAAGAGTACAGGAAATCTTCGGGCATAGAAAGGTACTTGTTCCCAGAGGTTACCGTACCCGTCACGTTCTTGCGGAGTTCCGGAATCTGGACCGTATTGTATATTTTCTGCTCCGCCTGTTTAACAAACATGGCAAGCTGGTCGTCGGTGAACGACGTTTCACAGATATCTTCGATGTTTGCTTTCAGCTCGGCGTAATCCATACCTTACCCCATTGGCCCGCGGGCCATGATACCTTTAGTGGCTGCACCGGTGCCACGGACCTTCGTGCCGCCAGATTTCTTGGCGGGCTTCTTCATCTTCTTCGTCTGGCTTTTGACTTTACCACCAGACATCATCTTCTTGGTTCCGCAGCTAGGCATGAGTGTATCTCCTATGAAGTTATTACTGTGACTTGCCCGATAAATCCAGTGCCAACTATCTGCCGTACTGGGATGATCTGTGCACGGCTTTGAGCGTATTCAGAGCTATCGGGGCGTGGGTTACGGAGGGCCTGCGGGTCCTCCACCGGAAACTCGCCTAACTTAAGCTGGGGGTGATCCGGGTCCCAGCATGTTGAGCAAGATAATAAGTTTGTCTTGCGACCCTTAACGAAGGTAGTGCGTAGCTTACGTAGCGGGTATTGAAACCCGCATATATCGCATATGCCGATCGCTTTTTGGCTTGAGGCAAACCGATTACTCACCGGACCATCCTCACGCTGGGCACGAACCGTATTGGAGCCTTCTCACGGTCTTCTTCGGCAGCAAGCCGGAATTGATCCTCGTATTCGGCCTTAAGGAGCGGGATACGGTCGATGAGCTCGGGCACCTTCATCGCGATGTAGTACGCCAGCCCCGCTACCAGACAGGGGAGAAAGCGGAAGTTCATATCCGCAGTTTGAACCCCGGAGCCCGCGTCTTGGACGCGGCGCATGCGCCAGTAAACAAACGTATAGTTGTTAGAGTCCGGCACCGGCCAGACATTAATCCGTGGGGCGTCACGGAGACGCTCAATCCACACCTGAATCGGCCTACCGGTGTTGGTCTTGTTAGGAATCGTGGAGTAGGTGCTAACGCTAATACGCGAGATATTAAGGTCTTGCTGCGTGCTGCCTGCCCCTGTGCGAATAACCTGCTCAAGTAGGTCGATGGTGTCCGCAGGTAGGGCGTACTGTGCTACACCTTGCGAAAGGCTTAGAACCCCCTCGTCGATGGTCCACATGTTGATGCCGCGGTTCTGCCACTCGATCGTCATCAAGTTCATAGACCGCCGCGCAGTGCGAAGGTCATAGCCAGACCGCATCTCGCGGCCCGCACGTTCCCATGCTTCCTCGGCGATCTCCGTGAAGTCCATGTTAAACGCTGTGGTACCGGATGTGGTCACTTGCTACCCCGTTTTGCTGCTGACACCCTACGAGGTTTACCCGCTGGTTGCCCTAGTCGTTTCTTCTCAGCGACCTTCTTGCTCTTCTCTGAAGAGCTCATTTCACCGCTAGTCTTAGGGGTCTTGCCAGACACCCGCTTGCTTGGTCTGCAATACGGAGTACCCCGACTTTCGCCCTCTTGGCGTCCGCAAGCCTTACCAGTGCGTACATCTTTCCAGTCCTCTTTGAACCAGCGCTTCAGTGCCGCACCTTTCTCCGTCTTGCGAACCGCCATCACTTCGACCCTTTGTTGCCCCAGTTCTTTGCCCCGACCTTGCGGCACTTGGCAATAGCCCCAGAAGCATAGGCGGACGGAAAGACCTTATAGCGAGATTTTACCTTGCTATAGCAGTCGTCTTTGACCGCCCCACCTTTCTTGTAGCGCTTGCGCATTACATCATCTTGCAGGCGCGGACGCCCTTAGACGCCATACCCGCACCCCGTACTTTACCGCCAGCCTTCATTTTATGTGCGGAATCCTTCATCATGGTGCCGTCAGGCATTTTGTGCATGCCGACTTTACCGCCAGCCATCATGCCTTCAGGCATCTCCATGGCTTCCCGCATCGACGCGCGGTTACCGCGGCCTACAGCCGTGTCGGAGGACATCATGTCTTCAATCTCTTGAGGGCGCTTGCGGGGGCGGATCGACCGAGCCGGTGCAGCCGAGCTCCTACCTTCCATAAGGTCATCTGGACGCGCCTTTGGGCGCATTTTCGGGCGGTCAGACGATGCCATGCCGCCGTTCTGGTATTTCTTCATCATGAGTTTATCTCCTACGCTTTGAGGTGCCCCGACTTCGGTGGCATTAGCAGTTCCACGCCCGAAGGCTTTTATTGATCCGAGAATCCGGGTCGTTCTTTGTCTTCTCACTTGTCAGCTTTTTCTTCATGCCAGACATCCGGGCACAGAAGCTCTTACGGCGGTTGCCGTCCTTTGTGCCAGCCTTGGCCTTGGGGGCCGGGGGCTTTAGGTTCATCCCCTGCTTTTTTGCAGACGCGCGGCCTTTGGCATTGAGCCCACCTTTTGGGTTCTTGCCTTCCTTACGCTGCCATGCTGGAGACTTCGCCATACTGCACCTTAGCTGTAGAACACGGTCATGGCGCTAATGTTTGTAAGCGCCGTGATAAAGACATCGGAAGAGCAACGAATCCCATAGTCTGGAATGTTGATTGAGTACGAGTCGGACGGGATAAAGTCGATGTCGAGAACCAGTGGGCCCCCGGCACCATCAGTCACGGTCAGCCGACCGGCACCGCCTGCAGTGGTAAAAACCTGAACCTGCCGGATGCGAGCTGGGCCTACAGCTAGCGACCCCGCTGCGGTGACGCGTTTTGTCCGAAGATCGGAGCTAGACATACGTTAGCCCTCCTTCTTTTTGGGGGCCACTTTTGGAGCTTTGATCGGGTTTCCATCCGCGTCGAGCCCGCGCGCTGCGAGTTCTTCCGGTGTCGGGAGTGTCCATTTAATTGTCATAGCTCACCTCACGCTGCTGCGATGGTAGCGCCGGTATCCGACCGCTTCCAGTCAGTGCCATTAGAGAACGCGAGAATCGGGGAACCCGCTGCGCCATTGGACACATAGATGATAGTGCCCGCGCCTGCTGTAGCCGCCGATGGGGCGTTCGCAACGGTGTATGTGGGGAGTTTGATTGCGCCAACAACATCGCCTGTGATGGAGCCAACAAAGCCGTTAGTCGAAACTACCGGTCCGCTAAACGTTGTAGTACCCATGTGTATCTCCTGTCGTGGGTCAAGTCAGCCACACTATGCGGCTGTCAGGAATGTAGGTAGAATACACGATAACAAAACAAAAAGAAAGGGGCCACCGAAGCAGCCCCTCCCTAACGGTGCCGGTGCGATTAAGCGCCGGGCGAACCGAAGATACCCAGCGGGTCCGAGACACCGAACGAATAACGTTCACGTGCCTTGTAGCGCGAGTTACCTGTGTCGAAGTCAGCATCCATGGACGTCGACATCGGTGCACGGACGAAGTGCTTCAGGCCGTTTGGAACATCCGTCATCAGGAACCAAGCGTTGGTGTCCGTCAGATAGTGGTTGATCGTGTAGCCTTCAGGGATCGCCCCGTTGTTCCGGATAGCGTTCAGGTCGTTATCGGCGGTACCGACACGGCCTTCAGTCTCCAGTAGACGAGTAGCAACGAACTGCAGCGCAGGCGGGATAACCAGCTTGCGTGGCTGGGATGCAATGAGCATCCCGCGTTCGTCAGTCCAAGCCGCGATCTGGATAACTGCAGCCTCAAGCGAAGTCTCGTTGAGGTCAGCAGCAACCGAGGGGCGGTTAGAGTTAGTGCCACCCGAAACCAGCGGGTGGGCAGTGGAACAAAGCGTCTGGCCGTCACCGTAGGTGGTGCCTGCGTCAAACGCGTTGTTGAGGATTGCCGCTGCCTTTACCTGCTTGCTGTACGCCATAGCACGGGCCAACGCCTTGGTATAACGAGACGACAGAGAGTCGTACAGGTTATCTTCGATGGCTTCCTCCGTGATGGCGAAGCCCATAGCGATGGTCTCGTGGGTGTAGCGAGCAGTCCATGCTTCCTGAGCATTGTCATACGAGATGGCGGAGCCTTCGTTTTTGACGGGTGCTGCAGAAAAGCCAGACAGCTTAGTTTCTTCTTCAAACGAGCGATCAGATGTCTCGGTCTCGAAGATTTCAGCGTGCTCTTCACCATACTTGGCGTACTCCAAACCGAACAGAGCGTTCAGCCCCGGAAGGAGTTCTTTGAGTAGCTGGGCGCGTGAAATTGCCATGTTACATTACTCCTTATACGCCGGTTGCATTTTGATACTGGTGCATGCCCCAATTCCACTTGACGACCAGCTCAACAAACGTATCGGAACCAGTCTTGGTATCCGGAATAACGTCGATGACGCGAATCGGCAGAGTGTTCGTGGTGGCTGCAGAAGTCGAAAGCACGGCGACTTTCGAGTTTCCAGTAGTGGTCGTCCCAGCGTTTTGTACCAGCGCCACGTTGTTACCAACGACGGTGCGGCCAACGCCTGCAATCACAGTCGTGCCAGACACGACGGCGACCTTAAACAGCTGGTCGGGATCATCCGCAACATACGCGACAATGTCGGATGCTACGGTGTTTGCGGGGAAATACTGGCTATACAGCTCGTAACCCAGACTTGGGTCCGTGTATCTGCAGCCAAGAAAAATACCCACGGGGGTTGCGGTCGTAGTTCCGGTGTCTTTCTCCAGAGTACCGTCACTTACGAGCTTAACAACGTCGCCATTCAGCAGGTTCGTTGCATAGCCCGAAGCAATAGGAATCTGGCGCGTAGCACCAGCGAACACCTGACCACCGATCAAATTGATCGGCTTCAGCCCGTATGGGGCGTCAACGGTAGGATATGCCATATCTAGCTCCTGTTAAGTTCCATTACCAAAGGTAACCCGTGTCTTCCGCTCGTTAAAAAGCGGCATACGCGGATCGTTCTCACGCATGAAGTTGTTGTCTACCGAACGCATCTGAGACTTAGTCTGGGTAGTGTAATATTCATTACGCTCCTCGACCAACTCTTTAGGTGCTTTGCAGAGCATCAATCCACCAATTACCACGTTTTCTGCAAACCGTTCATTCTCAACGGTGACCATGGTAATCTCTGGGTGATCCACCGCTTTCACGGGTTCCCAACCTTCACGCAATTTCGAAGAAACATTCGTGGCGTCGACTTGCCCTTGCGTGCTTATGCGCACCCAGTGATAGTCATAACCTGCCTCGGGATTCGGCGACGGAAGAACTTCCGGGCGCTGCCAAGTCCGTTTACGCGTGGTCTTTTCACGGGTGTCAAGCTCGCGGTCTATGCGATTCTCAGCCATTTTGTTTCCTCATATCTATAGCAACCTGTTTGGCGTATTGTTCCGGGGTAAGTCCCAACCTCTTCGCAATCTGGACCTGTGTTTTGGTCAGTGTCACCCGGTTCGGCGCAGTACTGCGCGTTGCCGCGGCCACGACCGAGGTCTTCCGCTTCGGCTCTGGAGCCCTTTGTTTCGTGTCCTCGAACTGATCGGGGAACACTTGGCGCATACGAGTGTTAATCCGCTCGTAGTAGTCATCGCTTTGCGGGCTTACGCCCTCTTTGACGAGTTTATTGTGCAACCCCAGCGCAAAACTCGTCATCTCATCATCGCTTTGGAACCAAGAATTGTCGTTCTTCCAATCCAAGGCCCGCTGGTCGACTTTAGGTGCCGGGGCGGGTTCTGCCTTAACTTGTACAGGTGTTTCGCGCTCCTGTAAAGTTGGTACCTTGAGGTTGTTTATCTTTTCGAGCTTAAGCCTAGCAGTGGTTAGCTTCTCCTGTGCATTAAGCACAGAATCCGCATCGCCAGAGTCATACGCAACTTTGTACCCAGCCTTCGCGGATTCCATATCCATCGCTGCGCTGCGCTTGGCCTGCTCGATAAGGGCCGCTTGGCTCTTGGTGCTGGAGGTCTTCAGCTTCTGATTTTCATTAAACAGCTGCTGCGTAAGGCGCTCAAGCTCCTCGCGCGCACGCAGGGCCTCTTCTTTAGCCCGCCGCTCGTCGTGGTAACCTTTACTAAAGTGCTTGATACGCTTCCGGACTTTGTCGGAATACTCTTCGAGCTCTTCGTCGGTTACATCCTCTGGGGGATCAGACGGTTTGCGGTTACGGTCGGCAGGGGGCGTATCGTCGACAACCTCTACTGCTATGTCGTCCTCGACAACTACCTCAATCTCTCCCTTCGCCTTGCCCGTCTTTACCATTGGCTCCGCGGAAGAAGACTCGATGTCGATTTCTACTGTCTCATCGTCGTCGTCGTTTGGAAACCCAAACTCTACTTTTTGAAAAGGCATAGTCTAGCTCCTTACGCGCGCTGGATGCCGCGGGGGTCAGCAACCACCGCTTCAATCGAGTCATCATTCATCAGGCGATATTCAGTATCGCCCATACGGAAACGCGTGCCCGAGTTCATGCGGAACATGACGTAGTCGCCGGGTTCGCACCATGCGCCGGTAGGAAACCGGTCTGCGTCAGAGTACGCCTGCTCGCCAACGTCAACAACAAGCCCAATGATCGACATGATATGGTCGCGGTCGCGCTCCTTATCCGTCTTGATAATGCTTGTACCCTCGTAGGTCTCTGAGACTTGCGGGAGCGCAATGAGTACGCGGTACCCCACTGGTTTGGGCAGCTGTGCCTCAAACTCCTGTTCGTTAATCTTAACTGCTGCTTCAGTCATCATCGTTGTCCATATAGTTACGCGAGAGGTCTTCAATGTACGATTTGCTGGATTCGAGACCCCGAATTAATCCAACAACTTCCCTATACGCGGCGTAGTCCTTGGGAGACCCCCCGGCTAGGAATTGCGTTGCAGACGAGATTTGCTCGTCGATCTTATCTGTGAGCACGTCAAAGACGGTCTTTGCCATAGGTTATTTATCTCCTCTTGGCTTGTTCTGCTGCATGAGCTTAGCGACCTCGATAGCAGTCTTATCCTGAGCTTCGCGGCGGGCCCGGCTCATCTCGACGCCCTTTACTTCAGCGTCGATCGCCAGCTGGGTCTTGTCGACTTTCAGCTCCTCGGCCTTGAGCATCGCGTCCGTCATGCTCTTAGCTGTCTGCAGCTTAAGCTGTTCACCCTTGTACTGGGCATCAGCCTGATCCTTCGCGGCCTTGCGCTGGACCTCCTGCGCCTTGATCTGGACCTCAGCCTGCTGGAGCTGGAACATGGGGTCTTGCTGCTGCTGCTGGGCTTGCTGCTGAGCTTGCTGCTGCTGGTTAGCCTGCGTGAGCTGGCGACCGGCATCGGCGACGAGGCGGGACAGCTGGACTTCGACTTCCTGCGGCAGCTCTGCGTTGGGATCAGGCAGCGGTGCCCCGAGCTTCTCCTCGATCTGCTGCCGGTACTGGAACCCAAGGTGCTCGGCGATGTGTGCCTGCAACGACGTCATGATCTGCTGCGCCTGCGGGTTCTGGCCAATCATCTGTGCAATCATCGGGTCCTGCATAAACGACATGTGGGTCGCAATATGCGCTTGGTGGTCCTGATAGATAAACGACCGCATCGGCTTGCCAATCAGCGCGTCCATGTTCTCGCTGACCGGGTCAGTCGGCTTGGCATCGGCCTTTGTCGGCACGATCTTGTCCGCGTTCTTGATACCCAGCACCTCCATCATCTCGCGGTGGAGGACTGGCAGGTTGTAAATCTGCGGGGCCTGCTGGGACATCTGCAGCACAGCCTGATACTGCACAACGCGCTGCGCCATGGTCGAGCTGTTAGGATCACTGACGGGGATCACGTCCACCATCATATAGTCCGACCGGCGTGCGCCCACCTCACCACGAGTGGGCTGGTAGGAGTACTCTTCTGGGGCATGCTCGGCGATGATCGCCTTGAGCATCTTGAACTCTTGCTTCATCGCGTAGTGCACACGCGACTGCACCGCAGCCATTGGCTTCAGGGTGCGCTCAAGCAGCGCCAGCGTCGTACCCACCGGTGCGTTTGCTGACATGTCGGAGATATTTAGATCACTGATAGCCCCGAGGCGGCGGCCTTCCTGTGTGATGCGGTCCAAGAGCTGTAGGAGCGTCTGCGACGGCTCTTTATAGGGCAGCGGCATGATATTATCGCGGATAGAGCCCGACGGGACGTCTACATCCTTGAACTCGCCCGGCTCGATCGGGCTATCGTCGCCCTTAATACGCAGGCCGCGGGTTTTCAGGCCCCCCGGCAGGTTAGATAGCGTGCCAGCGTCGACCAACTGGCGAATCAGCGACGTTCCTGCGCGTGAATAGCCCCCGATGATGTGAATCAGCCCCAGTCCGTAGAACCCAAACCCCGGAACGTAGGGGTAATGGACAAAAAACTGATTTTTCAGGGGGATTTCGGCGTCTTCTTCGTAGTTGCGGCGTACCGCCAGCACCTCACCTGAGCCCCGCTCGATAGTGACGACGTACGGCACCGGCATGTCATCCTCGTCGTCCACTCCGGGGACGCACATCTCTACATGGCACTCATAGAGTGCGTAGCGGTTGTCGTCAGTCAGGCTGAACCCGCCGTCCTCGGCCTTTTTCTCCTCAACGTCGGAGTGGTACGGCACCGGCTCGCCCAGCTCGATGTCCCGATAGAAGCCTGCAGCCTGCAGCTTCTTCATCTCGTTCTTGGTTTTACGCATCACATGCGTAACGCGCTCTGCCGTCTCGATGTGACTCGCGCTGTAAGGCACGATAACGTCTTCTGCTGGGATATAGAGCGCCACTTGACGCCCAAAGTTCGGGTCGAAGTACACTTTCTTGAACGCAGAGCCCGCCAGACCCAGAGAATAGAGCATCCGCTCGTGCTCGGACCGGTACTCGACCATCCGCTCGGTGATCTCGTAGTTCATGTCGGCCTTGACGCGCTCCGCGGCCTCCAGCTTCTCCTTGCTCTCCTCGCCAAGCACCTTTACCTTTACCGGCCCAGCGGCTGGGAAAGTCTCAGACATAGTCTCAGCTTGGAACCGGATGGCCGCTTCCGCCAGAATCGTAGAAAACACCCCACAGGCACCCTCCCAAGGCTGCGTCCGCTCCTCGTACTTGAATCCCAGCACGTCCAGACCCTCGACGTAGGACTCAACCCACTCCTTCCGGCTCTGCATGTCGGCCTCGATCAGCCCCACGAGGTCGCTAGACAGGTCCCGCAGGTCCCCATCTTCCATGAAATCCGCTAGGTTTGCGTCAAATTCGGCCTCATCCACGGGTTCGGCGTCCGGAAACAGGATCACCTCCATGCTGCCGTCGTCCAGAATAACCGCCTCTGGGTCGACGATCTGAATCTCCAGATCAGATTCGAGGTCCATGCCCTCCATCTCATCGTCGTCAATGCCCATTGGGGCGCTGTAAATGCCTTTTTCGATAGCCATGTCTTATCCCTCAGTAGAAGCCGCCCCGGCGTTGTTTGAAGTATCTCTGCTCGTCTTCCTCGTCGGTCGGCAGGCGGATAAACCCTCCGCTCCGGAACCGCATGAGGGCCATAACTGTAGAGTCCACCAAGTCATCATGCGACATAAATGGAAATCCAGCAATCTCTTCGACCACTTCTTCGGCCCAGCGTGTCTGTGGAACCCAGCAGATACCCGATGCCACGATGTCTGCAACTGAATTTAGTCGCGCCAGCTTGTCACCTGACCCGCGGTGCGGTGTATATTCTGAGACTGGCAGCCCCATCCGACGCATCTCCTGATACAGTGCAGTGCCCGAACTCTTCTTCTCAACAATAAACGAGTCAGGCTCCCATTCACGGTACGCCTCCATCGCCATCTGTTTAAGCTCAGGGAACTCCATACGCTGCTTTATGCTATTTAACAATATGATGTTGTGCGCGTTAGTCTCTTCGTTGAGGAACACACCCCAAGTTGTTAGTGCGGTGAAGTCGGCACGGTTGTGTTTCTCGGCTGCAGCGTCGAGCGACATGATTATATACTCACAGCTGGGCGCGTCGTCCTTCTCCCACTGCTGCCACCAATCCCGCTTGATGAGTGCGGCCTCTTCGGCGGTGGGCTGCTGCTGGTACTGCGCGTTCCACTGAAACACCGGCATGGATGCCTTGGTGCGCGCTAGCGCTGCCAGATCAAAGAACTCTGGCCAGAGCGGCTTTTGTATAATCTTCTTTGTTTTGGGGTCCTCGACGTCGAGGATCGCGGGGAACTCCACCACCTCATACTGGTCGGCCTCAGCGTTCTTCCCCATGTCACGTGTTACACGGCCTGTAAGGTCGTCAAGGTGCCAGCGCGTCTGCACGATAGCTACCCGTCCGCCCGGCATCAGGCGGGTACGCGCGCCGAATGTGAACCACTCATAGGCTCGCTCAAAGGCACTGAAGTTACCATTCAGCACGTCCTGCTCTGAGTGGGGGTCGTCCACGAGCAAAAGGTCAGCACCGCGGCCCGCGATCGAGCTACCGATGCCGCAGGCAAAATACTCGCCCTTCATGTTAGTGTTCCACCGCCCTGCAGACTTAGAGTCGGTAGCGAGCGAGACTGTGGGGAATATAGACTTGTACGTATCTGTCGCGATGAGGTTACGCACCTTGCGCCCGAAGTCCACGGCGAGGTCCGTGGTGTGAGACACCATCATAACCTTCTTGTCCGGGTTCCGCCCAAGGAACCACGCAGGATAGAATATAGACACGAGCTGCGATTTACCGTGGCGTGGTGGCATGTTCACGCAGATACGGTCTTTATCCCCACGCTCAATGGCTGTCAGCATGTTGGCAAGGATGCGGTGGTGCCGCCCCACAAGATAGTTCGGGTCCATCTTCTTGCAGAACGCTAGCAGGTCGTCATACGCATCCTGATTTGTTTTACGGTTAGCCAGCTCGTCAACCATCAGGTCGATCTCAGCCAGCTCCTCGGGGCTCATCCCGTCCAGATTCTCCAGCAGTGCTTCTATCTCGACATCGCCGAGGTCCAGCAGCTTATTCATCGTCGAACCCAAGCTCGGCGTCTACGTCGACAGCGTCGCCATCTATGATGATGGCATCTTCTATGTCTGGCTCTACCGGTTGCGGGGCTGTCAGTCTCTGCAGCTTCCTCCGCAGCTTCTCCTTTAGATCATCTGTCGTCTGGTGCGTGATCGTCACCTCGCTCTTCTCTGTGAAGAGCCCAACGTCTGACATCTTACCAAGCAGCTCCAGCGCCTTGATACGCACCCTTGGGTCCGGGTTCTCGGTCTCCAAGATCAGCTTGTTAGTGACAAGGTGCCGTACGGTTATCGCCGAGTCCACCACCTGACGCCCGAACTCGTCGAGAATCTTGTGCGTTTCTTTGATAACTGCGGGGGTGAGCTGCGCGGTGCGGGCAGTGGTCGTAGCCTTAGACGTCTTTTCCGGGTTCTGCGCGTATGCCACAGCCAATGCAGCTGCGGTATCCCTATCCTCCGCGGTAGTGGAGGTGTCCAGCCCGTGTTGTGATAACAACTCAATGGTCTTCGCGCACGCAGCGGCGCGGTCCTTCAAGTCCAGTTTGGGTGCGCGTTTGCTAAGAGGCACCCCGGATTCGGGTGTGAGTTGTAGAGTCATTATACATCGCAGGCTGTTGGCCGATGTCGCAAGTATAGATGTTTAGGTACAATTTCGCAAGACTCCGTAGCGTAGCGATATTTCTGCACCGGGGGACCCGTGGGTCCCATGACGGGGGGTGTTTCCCTGAGCGCGCCGAGCCCGCTGGGTAGCTAAACGCTAAGCCATTGATAATAAAAAATTTTTTATGGTCGTTTTCTGAGTGACGTGGGGGGTGCGGATTTATTCTTCTGGATTAGTAATATATAGGAAGTGGTGGGACTCCAAATCCTATTGCGGGGGGTAGGGGGCGGGTAGGGTCGCGATCTGGCCG